CGCCCCCACTGTTCAGAGCTAATGCTTGTCGCTCACTTGACGCTGCGGTAGAGAGATACTCTAGAGCCATGTTCTCCCTGAACCCTGGAGTGTTTTGGTTGCTTTGTCTCCAGGCTTGAGTAACGATAGGAAGTAGCTCCTTTCTGGCTGCTTCTTTCGCGTCAGGGTCTTTAATCTTGTTAAACTCTTCTAATCTATCAAAGAATCTTCTTTGTCGAACAGAGTCTTCATATCCTAGTTGGCTGAGACGCTCTAGGGCGACGTCGCGAATAGCTCCGGGTTCAGCAGCCGCAATATTGGCAATAAACGCATCAACGCTTTTTACTTCTTCCTCTCTGGCTTTGTCCGCAGCTTTTAGAATATCTTCTGCTGACCTTCCGCTTTTATCAATCTTTTCAAGCAGTCTTGAATGGTCCTCTCTTACCATTCGTACATCCTCGTTGGCTAAGTCTCTGGCGAGCGCCAGACCCATCTTTCCGTTATAAATAACTTTGCCCCCAGAGTCCTGTTTAAGGGATATTCTTAGTTCTCCAGACTCATGCTCCCTTCCGGGAACATCGTACTTTTTATCCATGAGAATGTCATCATAGGCTTCAATACCTATGCATTCAGCTTGAACATCAGCGGTAACTTTCTTGCCGCCTCTGCGTCCCGTAACACCCCCCACTTTCTTGAAGTTTTTGCAGTCAGGGAAAGCCTCAACTAGATTTTTAAACTGCTGAAGCGACTGCGCCAACATGGTCGCAACAACTTTCTGTTCGTCTGGGTTTTCAATTCCGCTCAAAAGAGCGTTTACGTAACGGTTCATACCTTCTTCGGCAAATGTTGCAACCTCTAACTCGTCCAGGTCTCCACCGAGCCTTTCTGTCATTACTCTGGTGAATAGAGCAGTATTAAACTTCGAACCCATTTCCCCTGCGATACGTTTAAGTTCCTTGGCTGCTTTCTTCGAGTCTTTCTCCACGTAAAGCACATGGGCTACATTTACCATCGACTCCTGCAAATCGTTGACAATAGCATTGAAAGCGTTTGTTTCTGAGGAGTCTGCGCGACCTCGGATAATGAATGGTTTCCCGTTAGGGGCTTCGTTCTCTTCAAGAATCGTAAGGGCTTCGTAAATCGGGCTTTTCTCTGTTCCTATCTTGAGACCGTACACTTCTTCGTCTGTAGCGGCGTCATCTGCGAGAGCGCCGCACTTGGTCCACAGCCCTACATCCTTTCCAGTGCCTCTAAACTTAAAACACTTTTGTACAAAATCAACATCATCGGGGCGAATAGACTCACCTCTCTTTACGCGGTCTGCGATGTCCAGCGCACGAATAACATTTTGGTTTAGTTCTTTTGCCCCTTCAATTGTTTCTTGTGCTGGTTTCGCGAGACCGAATCTTTCTGCGACTTTTCGTAGTTTTGTGACGCCGCCCATGCCAAGGGCTTGTCGGGAGAATGCTTTTAGTTTGCTAGGGTCATACCTAAGCCCATAAGCGTCAAAAGCTGCTGTAAGCTCTGCTTGATTCTCATCTGCGACAGCCTGAACGAACTGTTCTTGTCCTGTTACGGGAAGTTCCGGGTTTAGCTGCTGGGGCTGTTCCTGTTCGGCGTCAGCTTTCGCTTGGTCTCCCATGTCGGGTTTCTCAGCCCCTAGCTGGTCCTTTTGTTGCTTATAAAGATTTACCAGAGCTTGCCAATCCGATAACTGAAAGGACTCGCCTTGCGGTTTGTCTCCCCCAGCATAACGAACGACCTCAACGCCCTCTCCGGTCTTGTAGGAGGCGGCAGCTTTTCCGGTCTGCTCACGAGCGAATTTCGCGGCTTCGGCTGCGTCGTTCTTCTGTGCGGGGGTTTCTATTCCAGGAGGAAGGTCTGCTGGAGCCAGCGGTGCGAGCATGCCGATGAAGTCCTGGGCGTTTTTGGCAGCGGGTCCACCACGACCCTCGACCACAGTCTCACAACTGTCGTAATACGCTTTCAAGAACTCGGACTTGTTCATAGTATATGATAGTAGGCTCCCCTAGTATTTACCAGAGAAGCCTACAAAAAGTGTGATTTTACACTAGATGGCTACTGGGGAGAGTACGGTGTCGATGTCAGAGTTCTCGGTGAACTGGACAGCGAAGTCGTAGCGCAGAGTCATCTCGATAGTATGGAAATCGCTAGTGGCGTAGTTATACTCACCAAGTTTCCATCCTTTGGGGTAGCAGCCATAAAGGTTGACGTGAGTTCGTGGGTTACGGTGGGCATCCAACTGGAAGATAGTTACAGTCTTCTTAAAGATAGGAGCTTCGGTAAGTCCTGCGAGTCCCTCAGGACTTTGGTTTACTTCACTAGTGCCGTTACCAATACCGCCATAGTGAACACCGTAGACCGGGTCATAGACGCTTCTCATCCACGCGAAAAGAGCATCGGCAATATCGCCTTTGATTAGGTTGTCAAAGGTAACCGTGATTTCGTCGGGAGAAGGCTTGCCTGGATAGTAGAACTTCTCGTTTACACGATGGACTTCCACATCTTCAACCGCAAATCCTGGTTGGGTGATTTGCTTGCATGCAAGAGTAAGTCTATCTTGGTTATCGAGACCAGGAACATTGCCAAGTGAGCCAGCGAACTTAGGGATTTGAATCTCCCAAGAGTAAGAACGGAAGGACTCAAGTGCATGAGATAGTCTTGGAGTATCAGCAACGAGGGACGCTGCTCTGTCTACATAGAAGGAACCATTAGCCATTTAAGTTTTACCTCAGTATTATATAGTGGTTATAGTGCGGCTGACTGATTTGTCAGGTTGAGTTCGAAGACCAGAACTTCAGCAGTCTTGGTGGGCTTAATCATTACCTTACACCAAAGCTCGTTTCGGTCCACGCGAATAGGGGTGTTAGTGGTCTCATCACAGATGACCTTGAACTGAGTAATACCTCGTTTCTGTTGAATGTCGCCCAGAGCGGGGGTAAGAACATTTCGTATGGCTTCCCAAGTGATGGGGTCGTTTGGCTCGAAGACGAATCGGCGAGTTGCCTGTAGTACCAATCTGCGAAGATAAATCATCAGTCGGCGGACATTGATTCTGTCTAGAGCAGTAGGCGCTCTTTGACCAGTTCTTTGACCGTAGATGACAATGCCGTCAGCAGTAAACTTGGTAATTGGGTTTACGATGTTTCCTGGACCGTACAGTGCATCCCTGTCTCCGAGGTTGAGTTTGACCTCAACATCGGTAGGCTGAGTTAGGCGACCGCGAATAAGACCAGCAGGAGCGAACCAGGGGTCGGCTACCCCGTCAGTAAAGCACATCTGACGAATCGCGTAGATGGCTGGGTCGTAGAACTGGTCAGTACCGTTGAAGGCGTTGAACTGTTTTACCCATGGCCAATATACTGCGGCGTAGCTACTGTTAATGGCAGCGGTTCTTCCGGTTGCTTGACCGTTAGTCCAATCAATGGCTTGTTGTGCGCCACGCAAACCGACTGGAGGTGATACTACCGCCAAGAAGTTTTGGGTGCTTTCGGCGAGAGTAATTAGAGCGTTTTGTACAGCTTGGTCGGAGACCCCTGGAACAACAGCCATGGAGATGGGTACATCTTCCGCGTCAAGGGCGTTTAGACCGTCCTTGCGAGCGGCAGTTCCAATAAGAGCGCCGCGAACAGTTGGGTCTGACATATCTCCGCCAACATCCTCGGCATCGCCGTTGTTTCCGGCTTTAAAGTCGTAAGTGCCAGCGGCAAGACTCAAGGTACGGAAGGTTTTGGTCTGGTCTTTCTTGTAGGTGTTGCCAGGACCGTGAATATAAGAACCTACGATTGAAGCGTCGTCGTACGCGGATGTTGGCGGAGTCCAGGTGGGGATACCGGACACAGTAGCGTTGTAGGCGTTCGCGTTGGTGAAAGCGGTACCATCAGCCCCAAAGGTGTAGAAGTTACCTTTCACATAGTTAGAGTTAGCGTTGGCAAGACTCTGCGAGAGAATATCTTCTGGCCAGACAGTAACCGTGCTAGCCTCATAGGTGGTCGGTTTTTCAACACCCATGAGGTAGGTCTCTTCAAGTCCGCCGTCTGAGTTAATATTAACAAAGAAGTTTCCGTTGTTTTGTTGTCCTACGATAGCCTGAAGACCTCTGAATTGAAGACCTCCTTGATAGTTGATGGCGGAGTAGTTGTATCCTTTTCCTGGATATAGCGAAGCTAGTTGGTATCCTCCCTGTTGACCAGAGATGTCGAAGGTTACACCGCTTGCGGTGTTGGTGACCCCAAGAAGACCGGAAGCGGTTCCAACGTCTGCTTCGTCGGACTTAACCGGAACAAAGAGAGAGGAGCCAGCGTAAGCGGCGTCGCCGAATGGGCATTCTGCGCGAGCGGTTTCTACTGTAGTAAGGTTTTGGAAGGTAAGGTCAGTTACATCAATGGGGGTAGCTGAAAGGTAAGTTCCGGTATAATCTACCCCGGATGCGTAATAAGTATCAAGAGTTAGGAAAGACCCGTTACCCCCTTCCTTGGCGACAATCATGCCGCTGCCGTCACCGTAAACATCGGGCGCGAAAGTAATGGAACCATTGGTGGCGTTAAAAGCCGCTGCGAAACCTGCGGCAGCAGCAGAGTTTTTGTGGGTGTTGTCGGCGTCCCACTGAGTCTTGGTTACTGCTGGGAAAGCGGTTCCGGTGCCGCTGGCTCCTGGGCGGTCCCTGTAGATGTATACAGAAGTGGCGACATCCTCAACAGCAAGACCGTCTCTGTCATAAGCGCGTAGGTCAAGACGGTATACAACGTTGGATGAAAGTTGAGAAGTTGCAAACTCAATATGTGGCTTGGTTACGAGAGGTACAACGTTATTAGCACCTTTCGCAGTGTCGGTTGCAGCCCGAACAAAGTAAACCTGATTAGTTCTTTGTAGAATCTGTAGAGCGCCATAAACGCCCTGACCTCCAGTAACCAGTTCAGGAGTTCCGAACTGCCGAATAAGGTCGGCGGGAGTGGTTACTAGGGTCGCCTCGTCTACAGGACCGCGAGACGCGAAGCCAACTACACCTACGATTGAGGGGTTTACTGATGGTGCGTAATCAGAAACATCCTTCTCAATGGTGTAAACACCGGGGGAAACGAAATTTGCCATGTCTTACCTTTTAAATGATTTGAAGAAGCTGTCTTCTTTGAAGTTCCAAACAAGTGTCTGTAATGCTTTTTTCCGGGACGGAAATGGTCTTATTTGGGGTCATGAAGATATGCTTGAAAAGCCCTCCAGACTTAATAACGATTTCCAGTCCTTGACCAGACACATTTGTTATGGTAACCGATTTCATAAAACTTCCTCTATGTATATTTAGAGGAACACCCTTCGGAAACGGTGATTATTTAGGTATTTTGTTGTGGCTACTCTAGCAAGCTATCGGAGTATGTCATCAACGGCACATACACAGAACATCGTCCATTGCCCATACTAAACCCTGTGGTACAGTCTGTCCAAAAAGGAACCGTCTCAAAGGTCATTTTGGTGGGGTCAGAAATTGGTGCGGGGTAATAAGTGTGGTTCTTTATTTTGACCCCCAATCTATGTCCAGCTTTAAACTTGTAGCATTGGAATCTTCCTACGGAGGACACCGAGGACAACCCGAAACCGTCTTGGTGCCAAGTAAATGAGCCTTGAGAAACTACCCTCGGGTTCAAGACACCCTGTATTGGGGCGGCGGGATTGTAATCTAGAATCTCATAACCAAACTGCCCACTTGCGTTCGCGAGTGCGCCAAAGAATCCGGAAGGAGGTCCAACCATAAGCTTATCCTCCGAGAACGCGTCTGTACCGAGGAAAATTTGTTGGTCAACCGGGAAAGCCGTATTTAAAATATCCGTGGCTGGAAAATCCTGCGAAATCTCTCTTTGGCTGATAAGAATATCCGCGAACTCAGAGGTGTTGGATGGTGCTAGGGGATTTGTTATATTATGGGCAATGTTAAATGTGCCATTTGAACCCGCTTGCATTTCAGCGCCATTCGGGTCTTTGGGAATAGCAATATAGTTTGCGCCACTAGCCGTAAGCGTATACGGCTGATGTACAATTGATGCGGGTTTGGAAGTGTTGAAATCTACGTAGTCCCTGAGATTGTTTGGGTCTCTGTATGTGGGGACATCTGCCGGGGTTATCATAAACTTAAACTGGTTTGTGTTATCAAATGAGCCAGCGACCCCCTTTACATATTCATTAAACCAATTTACCGTGTTCGTTACTCTTCTCTTAACCGCATCAAGATTGTACGGGGCGTCATGGTGCCCGGTAGAAACAAACATATGTCTATTGTTGCTCATCGCGTTAAACGCGCTTAGAGCGATATCGATTCCTCGTTGCCTATCATCAAATGATAGTTGTACCAAGGTAGGTACTGTAGTACTAACGAGTTCGTTACCTACCGGATTTCTTAGTGCAACATCATTCGAGTAGGTCTCAATAGCATCCCCCCGAATAGCACTATCTATCAATTCATATTCTTTTGGAGCATAAGTGTTTAGTGTGTAGGCTCGGAGAGGTCCGCTGATGTACGGAGAGCGCGGGTGACCGTCGCCAGCCGACTTCGTGAGTTCCGCGAGGTCTCCGAACACAGAGCCAATTGATGCAGCCTTTATCGTGCTGAATCTTGTGTCGGAGGCATAGCCCCAATCAGACGGAAGTGATGGGTAGGCGGAAGCACCACCTTCTTGTTGGAAGGCGTCTTGGGAGGAAACGATGGCATTGTAAGGTACGGTTTTCCCTGACCACGCCGCAGCGTTTGTTCCGGCGACGCCGCCCAGAGACCCCCCAACAATACCCACGGAATCCTCGATTTCACTTCTTAAAGCAACAACATGGTCCTTTATCTCAAAAATATCAAGTAACTCCCGTGTGCAGAAGTTTGTTGCTCCAAAAGCAGAGGATGCTTCCCGATACTGATAGTTGTCCGGATGAAAATACGAGTTTTGTGCGCCACCAACGGCTTTAGGGGTCCAAGATGTGGCTTGTCCTCTTACATCGAAGGACATAACCGCATAACCATTCTCAAGTAAGTTGTCGGCTGTGTTTGTTGGGTCGGGTTCTGCTCGGTTACTTACGTACGCTGGTGATGGCGCGGGACT